GGTTTTGAATGGGGCGGCGACTGGTCAAGTATTCAAGATCAACCCCACTTCCAGCTTCGCCCAGCGTGGGCTAGAGGGATGAAGGAGAGCGAAATGCTCGCAGAAATGCGTGCGCGTAAGGCTTCGGGTAAGGATGTCTTCTAATATAAAACGCAAATGTCAAAACCAGTTCTTATTGCTTTTACGGGCCTTGCTCAAGCAGGCAAGACCACAGCAGCACAAGCCTTTTTGTCCCTCGGCTATGATCGAATGTCGTTTGCCGACCCGATCAAGGCAATGGTTCGCTGCCTGACTCCCGTCACCGATAAAACGGCGCACCCTGAAGAGCTTTGCGGAAAATCACTCCGCGAGGTTTACCAGTCCCTTGGAACCGATTGGGGGCGTAACATGGTTGGCGGCGACATTTGGATTCGTGCAGGGCGGTTTCGGATTGAGACTTTGCTCAGTGATGTCCTTAGTGGAGTCATCCGTGGGGTGGTGATTGACGACATCCGATTTGACAATGAAGCCGAGCTAATCCGTAACATGGGAGGCACGGTAGTTGAGATTACCCGCCCAAACTCAGTCCAGATGGATCACGCATCCGAGGCTGGAGTCTCCCGTCATCTGATTGACCACACGTTCTCCAACCACACGGACATCGACAGCTTGAAGTGCCAAGTCTTGGGAAAGCTCTACTACGGTGCGCCTTGATTGTTAGTTGAAAAAAGAGTAGGCTATTCTCAACATGGCTACTGCAAACTCTGCCCCTAATCTGCTGCCTTCGCAGAGAAGTCCTTTTACGCCTCTATCGACAGATGTGTTCGTAGTGGAGAACTTCAATGTTGTCCAGTCGCCCAATGATTCGATCCCAGCTTATGGGACTCCACACAACGACATCTCCAAGCTCAAGTCTTGGCCGGATCACAAGTTCTGCCTTCAGACTCAGCCTGATGAAAAAGGGAATTATCAGCGGTGGTATGTAGCTGATCAGGCGACACAGCATCTCTACAACTGGGAAATCAGTGATTCTGGGCCTATCCCAGCGATCAATCAGACTTTTATCATCCCCCGCGCCGATTATCGTGCGCTCCCAGCCAGCCCTTCCACGACCTACCCCGCACCGCCGAATCCGCCGTTAAATACAACGGATTACGAGATTACCGCGACCCAAGAACAGCGCATTGGGGAACCCAAACTCGACAGTCTTTATGTGTCCGTTCAGGTAACACGGGAAAAGGTCAGCACTATCAATACGGCGTATGCTGTCGATCTGGATACCAACACGGTTCAGGCAACTCAGACCCAAAAGGTAGCCGCAGGCACACAAGCCTCTGGCGTTGGGGCGGATGGCAAATATAGTAACGTCTCAGTTCAGAACTCCTTGTGGTCGGTAAAGACGACCCAGAAGGCAGCAGGATTGGCGGGAACGTCCCGCGATGGGGTCGCTACCCGCATCCTCTACTACCGAGACAACTACACTTGGCCCAGAGTCCTGAACTACATCAATATTCAGGCAATCCAGAGTGATCCACGGAACATCTATTCCCCCATCTCTCGATTCTCTTGGTCGCCAGTCTGGCTCGCGGATGCTTTTGATGGGCCTTGCGACTATACCGTTGTCGAGCGGTGGACGTTAGCCAAACCTATTTTTGGTGGTGATCCCGACTGGAATACAGGAACAGTATGGGCACCATCTACGGTGTATGTAGTAGGTAACTACATCACCCTTGCAACGGGAAGCTCTCCCACCTACTACAAATGCAAAGAAGCACACACCTCTGGGGATTCCTTTAATGCCACCTACTGGAATCAGGTTTCTCCCCTGATCCCGCAAGAGACACCGATGCTCAAAACGGAGATCGTGTTCAACGGAGCTAACTTAAGTATTAGTATTCCTGCATGCTTGCATGAGCGATACAATCTCTGGGATACGCAGTTCTCACAGACATACCCAGCGACCAATCCTACCCGCTGGCCCGCAACGGTGCTTTCCCGTGTCACGGTAGTTCCCGACCAAGGCGGCTATCTGACTCGGATGTTCTACGTCAAGTCTCCGAGCACCGCTGGCAACCCGACCGACATTTCTCTCAGCCTCACGGCTGAAGCTGCCACAGGGTTTACTCTTTCAGGAGCAGTAGCAGCTACTGTTCCGACAGGGACGATGTATCTGTCTATCGCGACTGATCCAAATTTTGGTGGCGGGTTCTTGGGGACGTACAGTTCTCTGGCAATCGGGAGCCACACTCAAAGCCTAGTCGCCAATGCGCCCCCAACTTCGACCACAACCGTTGTCACGGGAGCAACTCGCGGGGTCACCTATTACGCAAAGCTCGTCTGTGTGCCAACTAACCCTGCACTACCATCTGTCACAAGCAATCTCTGCATTGCCTTCACTGACCCGCAACCCGAGCTAGCTGTCACGAACTCAGGCGGTAGCACGATAGTCAGCGGAGCATCAGTGACACCAGCGAGCACGGCACCCTCTGTTTCAGTCAACTCGCAGTCCACGTTAGCCCTCACGCTGACGAACATTGGCCTTGAGTCCTTATCTGGGTTCTCCACGACTAAGACTTCAGGTGTAGCGGAGGATGCCGCCATGTTCACGGTGCAGCAATTCCCTGCTTCCATCGCTCCTTCTAATTCGGCAGCGTGGAGCATCTACTTCAAGCCAACGTCCCCCGGCTACAAGGCGGCTACCATCACGATCACAAGCAACGCTTCCACAACCTACGTCCTGAACGTGGCGGGAACGGGTGTCGCTGCTGACATCCAAGTCGAGCAGCCTGAAAACACGATTCTGGTCAACGGAACGAACACCATCGACTTCGGCACGGTGACAACTGGAACGGCGGATAAGACCTTCTGGATTCGCAATGTCGGCAACGACTCGGTGCCTCTCAGGGACTTAGCAGTGTCAGTCAGTGGGGATAATGCCTCTGACTACACACCTTCTGCGCTTACTGTCACCGAACTGGACAGCGGCACTTACACGACGTTCACGGTGACGTTCCATCCGGTATCTGAGGAAACAGCCTCAAGCACCCGCACGGCTACTCTCTCCATCGCAAGCACAGACACGGATGAGAACCCGTTCACGGTCAACCTGACCGGAGTTTCACAGAATCCGACAGCGCCGGGCGCAGTCGATCTGACTTGGGATGGAAACGCGAATGGCACAGTTTACGGGATTGCCCACCAAGCCGATGGGCAAGCTATACTTGTGGGTGTATTCACTCAAATTGGCGCCACTGCGCGTAACCGTATTGCGCGAGTGGATGCGTCTACAGGAGCCGTTGATGCAACTTTCGACCCAGATGCAGACGCTGCCGTGAACTGCGCATTGGTGCAGCCAGACGGCAAAATTGTTGTTGGGGGAGGTTTCGCCAATATCGTCGCTACTGCTAGAAACTATATCGCCAGACTCAATTCTGACGGGACTATCGACGCCGGATTTAACCCAAATGCGGATGGGGCTGTTCGTTGCATGGCACTACAAGCTGATGGCAGTATCATCGTAGGCGGCGACTTCGCTAATATCGGTGGAGGGGCAAAAGCATGGCTAGCACGCATCGACTCTTCAGGCGTTCTCGACGGCACATTTACGAGTGAGATTGATACTGTGACATTTCCGGGTCAAGTCTACGGGGTGACACTGCTTGAGGACGGACGGGTGGCGGTAGTGGGAGATTGGTCAGACGGAGTATTCCCAACACCTTCACCATCGACTACACCGACACCTGATGTCAGCCCAACACCTGATGTCAGCCCAACACCTGATGTCAGCCCAACACCTGATGTCAGCCCAACACCAGACGTAAGCCCAACACCAGATGTCAGCCCAACACCAGACGTAAGCCCAACACCAGACGTAAGCCCAACACCTGATGTCAGCCCAACACCAGACGTAAGCCCAACACCTGATGTCAGCCCAACACCTGATGTCAGCCCAACACCAGACGTAAGCCCAACACCTGATGTCAGCCCAACACCAGACGTAAGCCCAACACCAGACGTAAGCCCAACACCTGATGTCAGCCCAACACCTGATGTCAGCCCAACACCAGACGTAAGCCCAACACCAGACGTAAGTCCGACACCAGACGTAAGCCCAACACCAGACGTAAGTCCGACACCTTCACCATGATTAGATTATTCATCGGGTATGACCAACATGAAACGGTTGCCTACCATGTGGCAGCGCATAGTTTGATCCGTCATGCTTCTGAGCCAGTCGCAATAGCCCCATTGGCCCTCCCTCAGTTGAAGTCTTTCTTCAACCGAGAACGCACACCAACACAAGCAACTGATTTCTCATTTTCACGTTTTTTAGTGCCATACCTATGCGACTTTGAAGGATGGGCTATTTTTGTGGATTCAGATGTTATTGCAGTTGATGACATTGCTAAACTTTGGTCTCTTAGAGACGAAGCGTTCGCTGTGCAAGTCGTTAAGCACAATCACCAACCATCAGAGACGACAAAATTTCTCAACCAACCTCAGACTTGCTACCCTAAAAAGAACTGGAGCAGCGTCATGTTAATGAATTGCGTTAAATGCAAAGCTCTGACTCCTGAGTACGTGAATACTGCTAGCGGTTTAGACCTTCATAGATTCAACTGGTTAGCTTCAGAAGACTTAGTTGGCGAATTGCCCCCAAGGTGGAACCATCTTGTTGACTATAACGAGGAAAAACCAGTCAGCGACTTATCAATAATCCACTACACCGATGGTGGGCCTTGGTTCATCCCGACTCAAAATTGTGGTTACTCAAATCTTTGGATGGACGAACTTGCGAGAATGTCACACGCTACTAATTTATGAACCAAGAGACAGTTAAATATCAAGGTCTTTACGCCAGTTGCGCCAATTACGGCCATCTGAACCACGGTAGCAGAGCACTCCCTTTGCTAGTCAAGTGGGCACCAACATCCGTTTTAGATGTAGGATGCGGGGGAAATGAGTTTATCAAAAGTTTTAGAGAGGTAAGCCCTACCACTAAGGCAGTAGGGATGGATTTTGCGTCTCCTTTCGCAGACATTCTCGGAGACGTAGCCAGCATTCCAGCCGGAGATAAAGATTACGACGTAATAACTTCGTTTGATATGCTGGAGCATCTGACTCCTGAACAGGTTGATCCCGTGCTTAAAGAGTTGTCTCGCGTCTCTAAGAGATTCATCTTTTCCATCTCTTACGTCCCTAGCAAGAGGCTTTGGGAAGGACAAAATTTACACCCTACGGTTCGTCCAGAAAACTGGTGGATTCAGAAGATAATCCAAGCGGGGGGTATCGGAATAAAAGTGAAAGGGGGCTATATCGTGGGTGAGTGGCAGACACTATTTCAAGTCACTTCAGAAACTACCTGCGTGCTTGTGGGGAACGGCCCTTCACTGCTGGACAAGGATAGGGGGGAGCAGATAGACGCTTTTGATGAAATTGTACGGTTTAACCGATATATTTTGAAAGGATACGAGAGCAAAATAGGTACTCGCACAACTCTATGGAGCACCTACGGCAGGGGACGTTTGCCTTTGACCGCAGATGAACGCCCCTCTCGCGTTATCTACACTCACGGCGAATCAGGAAGTGGTCCTGCATATACTCCAGAGCATCTTTACTCTATCCCCCACTGGTTTTGGTCTGAAACTACCCGTGATCTACGTGCCTTTGCAAAATGGGAGTGTGGCTTCGACATTGAAGCTCCGAAACTGATACCGACGAGCGGCTTGATGGTTGCTGCATGGTTTCTGCAAATAATCGGCATCAGTAAAGTCAGTTTAGTGGGTTTTGACCACTTTAGAAAAGATCACAGCAAACAGCACCATTATTGGGATACACGCCCCTTTAAGAAGCCTTCAGAGCACAACGGAGAAGTAGAAGCTGCGATGTTTGCCTATCTCGCAAAGATAGGCAAAGTCGAGTACCTTTGAGGCTAGCACACATGCTTCCATGACTTATACAAAGCAATTTTGCTTATGTTCTTTTGCGTTGTATTGAAGTCCCGCGCTATCTTCGTCTGCACTATGCCTTGATGTAAAAGTTTCCTTATCTGGGCAACTTTATGCTCTGTCAGACGAGATTGCGGAAGCCTTGTCCCGCGAGCAGTATTACTTCGGCCTTTGGAGATTTTGTCAGCGCAGTTCGTTTGTACATCTCCGAGAAATAAATGTTCTGGATTGACGCAATTTCTACAATCACATTTATGGAGCACTTCCGCACCATCAGGTATAGGGCCAAAATGAATAAGCCAAGATAACCTGTGGGCTAATACGGTCTGCCCGTTCACCTTTGTTTTCCCATACCCTCCTGCATTTAAGCTGCCAGTCCAAGACCAACAGGATAACAAACCCCGATACTGAGGAACATCTTGGTCAGGTCGATAGCCTATCCTATTCCTTGACCAAAACAGGCGCAGGAGTTGGTGACTCATCTTGACACTAGCAGGTACTATTGGTATTTGTGCGTTGGATTCATCCATGTTATAGTGAGAGTAGTTAGCAGTTAGTGGTAGTATAAGTCGGCGGTAAACGCAAGCGTATTTTTATGAGCATCCCTGATCGCATCGCAATCCTTAACTCAGACGGCACGACTGACACTTCTTTCGCTGTTGGTGAGGGCTTGGACAACACTGGGTATGCTATCACAGCACTGCCTACAGGAGAGATAGTTGTCGGGGGACAATTTCTATACGTCGGAAACCATATCAAAGCGCGTCTCGCAGTCCTCAACGCCGATGGCACGCTAGTTCCAGATGTGCCGACACCCTCCGCAACCGTCAACACGCTGGCTCTTCAGACTGATGGAAGTGTCATCTTTGGAGGTGACTTCACCACTGTCAGCGGCACGACACGCAACCGACTCGCCCGACTTCTCCCCGACCTGACACTGGAAGCAGCCTTCAACCCCAACGTCAACGGCTCGGTAAAAGCTCTGGCTTTGCAGACTGACGGCAAGATTCTGGCAGGTGGGAGCTTCACTTACGTTGGAGGCACCACACGCAACAACGTCGCACGACTCTACAACGGCACCGCAGCCAACAGCCTCTACGCCGTTAATGCCGACCTCATCAAGTGGGATAGGACAGGCACAAGCCAAGAGACTCAACGAGTCGAGTTTGAGATCGACACGGGTTCGGGTTATGGCCCGTTAGCTGGGGTCATCTCCCGCACGTCATCCGGCTGGCAGATTGTCCCTACAGCCTCTCTCACAGGTTCCACGAACGATCTGCGAGCAACAGCTTTCCCATCGGACTCACACAGCGAGGGTATCCAGCAGGCAACAGCCTCCGCCCCGATTGACCCTGAGATCGAAGTTGAGATTGACGGAGTGATTCTGACTTCTGGAGTCGGCACAATCTACTTCCCAAGCACTCAGGTAGGCTCCAACTCGTCTAAGACGGTAACTGTCAGGAACATTGGCCTTGCCAGCCTGACGCTTGACGCGACCCCTGTGACCTTCTCTCCGACAGGGCAATATGATGTGGTAACACAACCTTCTTCCCCAGTTTTGTCGGGGCAGTCGGTGACGTTCACTGTTTATCTGACTCCAACGTCGTCTGGAACGAAAACAACCACGATGACGATTCATTCTGATGACGGAGATGAAGCGAGTTTCACGGTTGCTTTCTCAGGCGTTGCTACCCCCGGCCCCGGCTCTCAAGACCCATCGTGGCAACCGACTGCGAATGGGTACGTAACCGCTATATCTGAAAGAGCTACCGGAGTAATTGGATTAGCTGGCGACTTCACAACTTTAGGGACACAGACACGGAATAGGTACGCTTTTGTTGATTCGGTGGGCACTGTGCAAGCGCAGACAGGGGCGGGCGTGAATAGCTTTGTTCATTGCATGGCCCAGCTACCGGATGGGAAGGCACTCATCGGAGGGCAGTTTACATCGCAGTACATACGCAGACTGAATACCGATGGGTCACTTGATGGGACTTTTACTTTAATCACTAATGGCGAAGTACGCTGCATGGCGTTACTGCCAAATGGGTCAGTGCTAATTGGCGGGTCGTTTACAAGTGTCACCCTTGGCACCGTAAGCTCAAGGCAGTACCTAGCCCGTTTAGACTTCTCCTCAACGGGGGTAGTATCCCTGAATGCTTTTTCAACTACGTGCAATAGCAATATTTTAAGCATCGCCGTGCAGACAGATGGAAAAATCATAGTGGGCGGAAATTTTACGACTATCGCGGGTTCAGCTCAATCTTATCTTGCTAGGCTAAACGCGGATGGGTCTATCGACAGCACTTTTTCTGCGGGTTTAACAAGCCGGGGGTTTGTGCAAGCGATTGATGCTTCAGGAAGGGTACTCCTTGGGGGGTCTGGTACGTCCATAGGGGGCGTGGATAAACGGGGGGTTCTTCGCCTAACATCCACGGGGGCCATAGATGGAACTTTTTCCTTAGTTGGTTCTTGCGCTGAATCGCTAGTGCCACAGACAGATGGCACCCTTTTAATAGGGGCTAGTCTTGCATCTCCAGCTTTGGCTTCTCAGGTTTCCCGTGCGCTTACGAGTGGGGCCGATGATACAACTTTTGTTTCTGGCGTTGTTGGGACGGCTTCTGCCCTTTACGTTTTAGAGAGCGGTCAACTTTTAGTAGGTGGGCAGTTTCAAATCTCAGGCGGGCCGATGACTTACGCAGCCAAGCTCATCAATGGTACCGCCGCTACGGCTTTGTCTGTCGTCAGCCAAACAGCCGTGCAGTGGCTTCGTAGCGGCACGCTGCCGGAGACACAGATTACCGTGTTCGACCTTAGCCAAGATGGAGGAACGACTTGGACACGCCTTGGACAAGGCACGCGCATCTCAGGCGGGTGGACGCTGACAGGTATCTCTCTTCCGACAAATGGAACTCTACGAGCAAGAGCTTATATCCAGTGTGGTTATCTCAGCGGCTCAGTATCCATTCAGGAGGATCAACTCACCTTCTCAGGTGTGCTTGCCCCCGACTTGATGCTCCAAGTTGCCGACGGCTCCTCTATTCCCGCAGATGGACTAACAGGGTATTTTCCTGTGTCAGATGATGGATCAACTCGATACTTTACCGCAATCGGTGGAGCTTTTATCGACATTCTTGTCAAGCTGACCAACGCAGGCACGGCAACGCTCTCAAGCATTGCAGCGACGCTCACAGGATGGTCAACTGAGTTCTCCATCGCAAGTTCCCCACCAACCAGTCTTTCAGCGGGAAACTCGGACACAATGGTTGTTCGTTTCTCTCCTGCCACTGGAGCAAAGGGCTATCGGAACCCGACCCTTAACATCGCGTCCAATAATCCCGGAACCAAAAGCACCTACACGATTCAGGTCAACACAGCAGCCGTAGCTGTGCCTGCTGCAACCACCGGAGTCGCAAGCGCAATTGGTGGAGGCTCCGCGACACTGGCGGGAACCTTTACGCCGAATCACATCGCGGCTACCTGCTATTTCCAATACAAACTGGTAGCGTCCTCGACGTGGATCAGTTCGGGAACAAATACAATCGCAGGGTTCAGTCCTACAGCTTCAACGAAGGTTATCTCTGGGCTTACCGTTGGGCAGAGCTACCACTTCCGCGCAGTTGTGTACAACTCCATCAACACCATCACGTCCATCCCAACTACAGGCACGACAAGCACTGACCCTTGGATTGGGGCAGTCTCTGTTGCCTTCACCGCTTAACCTGTCATGCCCGATGTCGATCCCGAAGCCGAAGACCGAGTTGCCACTCTCCAAGGGGAGAATGGCGATGAAGCACAGTTCTTGGCTACGCGAGATCGAACAAAGGAGGTCATTGATCAGCGGTTTGATCTGTATCGCTTCATCTCAGGCGAAGGGGCAACCGTTCACAACTGCCAAGAATCACTGATCTCCTCCTCCGAATGATCCCACAAGACACTTGGGAAGCCATGTCCCCTGAGCAACAAGCAGGAGCTTGGTGGGCAGAGTTGGATAGTATGCTTACTGAGGCACTGGATGACGTGGTGTATCAGGCGGATAACGAGGACACCATCGTTCTCTCCGGCCTGACTTTTATCGTTGGAACCCGTGTTGCTGTGACCCCATGACCTACGATCAATACCAGCAAATCTACAACGCAGCCAAGGCTCAGATCGCAGATCGGGTCAGCAAGCTCCAGCCTAGAGCGGGCAACAATGCCAGTGTCAACGGTATGGGTATATCCATCGAAGTAGGGGGTGCAGAAGAAGCTGCTGCGGAGGATACTTGGCGATACGTCCTTCTTGGGCAAGTTGTTGGGAGCACGACCATCGGCGGATCCTTTGACGTGGGGCCGGAGAACGCCGCAGTTGTCTTCAGAGACGGTTTTGTTGCCAGCACCTACTTTTGGCAGGAGACTCAGCTTTTCAATATGACTCCTGATGAGGGAGCAGATTATTCCCGCACCTACAACCTTATCCTGACTTCCGCCTCCGTGAATGAGGACAGCAGCGAAGGAGAGTTCAAGTTTCCTACCAAAGTGGTTCTGGAACTCTACCCTACGGACGAGAATGGGCTACCCCTTGAACCCGTGGCAGAATATAACTTTTTCGTGGGGTTTGACGGGGATCACCGTGCCTTTGTTGCCCCTGAGCCAAACATTATCTACGGTCTAAGAATTAAGAGCATCGAGCGCACAGCATGAACCTTTGACATAACCCCCATCGTCAAGTAAAATAGGGGCTATTATGGCTGCTTCTAAACCTAAATACGACGAAAATGGTTATAACTCCAGTGGAAGACGGAAAATCATTGGGGTTAAAACGGAGCCGAACAAGTTTCAAGAAGCTGCGCGTAATCTAGAAGATAGCGGTTTCAAGGTTAAGGACGGGCAACTTATTCCGACCGAAGACTATGGCGCAATGACGGGCCTTGCCTCTGAGCAGAGGAATTCTCTGTCCCTCGGGTCCAAGCCGGGCAGTGTCTCCACGCTCCGTAGCCCGATGAACTCGATGTATGCGGCGAACCCGGGGTTTTTCCAACGTAGCGGTGGAGGTGGTGCCGCTGCTGTATCTCCCGAAGTCGCCCGAGCACAGAATATCGCCGCAGCTAAGAAAGCGGGAACCTTTGATATCATTCGGGACCAATACAATGCAAAGGGCGGTGCCCAGATGAACGAGCTTGGGACAATCGGAGCGGCTGCTGCTGCTGCTGCTGCTGCTGCTGCTCCTGCGGCTACGGCTGAAAGCGTTGCCGCCCAACGTGCCAGCATACAAGGTGCTGCTGCTCCTGCGGCTATGGTTCCTCCTAGTGTCGCAGCGACAGGCCCAGTTCTTCCCGAAAACGCGGCTCAACGTAACCGCGATGCCCTTCAGAATATGGGCCGAAAAATTGGGGCACAAGTCGGTCCACCTGCTCCTGCTGCTCCTGCGCCTGCTCCTGCTGCCCCTGTCGTTCCTGCTCCCGTCGTTCCTGCTCCGTCTGCTCCTGCTCCTTCCCAGATGGACCTAAACCGTCAGGCTCTTGAGCAGGGCGCTGCGGGCATCCGTTTACGGCGTGAAGCCTTGGGCCAGATGCCCCAGTCAATTACTTCGGATAGGGGCTACAAAGTAGTTACTGATGCCAAGGGTAATATCGTCGGCACAAATGCTCCTGTTGCCCCTGTATCGAGTGCTGTTGGTGGTTTTGCTGACCAGCGTGCTGCTTTTAATAGGGGTGAAGGCACAACCGCTGAAAAAGCCGCCCTTGGCCCAAATATCCGTAGCGCAGCCCTTGCCGAGCTATCTAGGCCAGCGCCAAAACCGATGGCTGCAACTGCGCCAAATGCGGGCGCACAGATGGGTCCACCTCTTCAGGGATCGGCACAGATGGCTGCAACTGCACCAGCATTATCGAAGGGAAATCCTGTGACAATGGCTGGGCCAACTACTTTAGGCGCAGCGGGTAATCTAACTCCGCCTAGAAACACTTTTAGCCCACCGACTATTATCAGTCACATAGGGTATGATAATGCCCCCTCGGACAGCTTAAGCCCACTAAATAAAGGGGCTGAAAAGGGGCTTCCTCCCCTAAATCGTCCCGCTTCTTTACCTGCTACTCCGCCTCCAGTGAGTATTCCTTCACCCGTTTCGGGTATGACGATCAATCGCCCAATGCCTTTAAATAGTGGTGCTCCTACGCCATTAGCTCCACCGACCTCTTTAAACTCAGGGAATAAAATGACTCCGACTAAGGACGATATCACCAAACAACGGGCTTCTCTTGCCTCCACTAAACGCTAATGGATACTCGTCTCACCGTCTCCGATTGTCGCAACGCCCTCTACACAGAGGTCGATGCAACGGACATTAACTCTGCTCTTTTTATCCCTCAACTCAATGAGGTGTGTGAGCGATTTATCAATTCGGGCAGATGGAAAGGCGTAACCCCAAAAGTCACTATCCCGTCCCCCACGGGCTTTTTCACTCTCCCACGGTGGTATCAGTCCGTCTTGGTGATGCGTTATCGGAAAGCCCCTTATCCGACCTTTACGCCTTTCTACGAGTTTTCGGAATCGGGACCGGGCGAGATGGACGACACGCGGGCCTTCCCGGGCGTTCTCATCGACCTTGGCGACGGTTTCTGCACCCAGTCGGACATTGACACTGCTGGGACTCTCCGCATCACTGTAGGCGGTGCAGGAGACGCCGGAAAGACTATCCGACTTTTTGGCGAGGACGCTTCAGGGAATGTGGTCTACTCGACCGCAGGCGTTCAAGGTATTTCCATCACAACCACCACTACGACAGTGGATACTTCTCAGGTTTTCTCAAAAGTGACAGGTATTCAGGCTCCGGCGAACATGTTGTCCCCTTGGACGCTGAGTGTGGTCAATGGCGCAACGGTAACGCAGATAGGTCGGTATTACCCAAGCGAGACCCGTCCTACCTACCGACGTTACCAAACTGGGACGACCGATGAGGCGATTCAGACCATCTGCTATCGCAGGTTTATTCCGTTGGTGGCGGAGACGGACTGGGTCATGCCGGGCAATTTGAGTGCGCTCCGCTACGGTTTGAAGGCTCTTGCCTTTGAACGTGCAGGGCAACTTGACTTGGCACAGGCTTCTCTTACTACTGCCATTTCCTACCTTAATCAGGAGGCAAAAGCATCCAGAGGTGGAGCTATTCCCTCTCTCAACATTCATTCAGAGTTCTCTAGAGGAGTCCATATCGGAGCGTAAATATGCCAGCCCCCCGCACCCCAACCCCCGAAGAAATGTTTGGTTTTGGCAGCGTGCCTTTGACCAGCTATTTTGGTGCCCCAGAAGGGGGTTCACAGAATACTATGTTCTCTCCGACTGCTCGGGCAATGCTCCAGCAGGGCGAGAACTATCAGTATCAGCAGGAGGCTATCCAGCGTCAAAGGCAGGCGGAGGAAGAGGCTTACCAAAGGCAACAGCAACAGCAGGAAGCCGAGCGGGTAGCTTCACAGGCGTTTAGTGGAGCACCACAGATGACCGATGAGCAGATCACTCAGCAGTTCGTGCAGAACCCTGCCTACCTACAGACCAAACAAGGGCAGAACGCACTTGGGTATCTTCAGTTCCGCCAGTCGGTAACCCCTGCTGCGGACAAAGTTTTGGCTCCCCAAATGCTCAAGAAGATCGAAGACCCACGTCATCGTGCGGCTTTCCAAGAACGTATCCAGAGCGGCGTGTCAGCAAACGATGCCTATGATGCGTATCGCAAGGATACATTCAACGAGAAGCATGCGCTAGACTTAGCCGCAGTCGGTATCCCCGAAGAAGACTACGGCAATCTTCGTGATGAGAAAGGGCTATTCAAGCCTGACGCTGTAGCCCGTCGAATCAACCAAGCGAAAGCTGACGTTAAGTCCCGAGAAAGTGTAGCGGATCAGGAGATTGGTGTCTTGGGTGATGCCCTATCGAAGCGCATGAAAATGCTCAAAGACATGGGTAAAGAGCCAGCGGTCATAGCCGCTGACCCGCTCGTCAACACCTATACATCACGTCTAGAGTCTGCACAGGCCGAGAAACTGAATACGCTGTCCCTTAAACGTGCTGCTGAAGCAGCTAAGTTTGCAAAAGAGCGCCCATCTGAAGCTGCTCCGGCCAAGGGGGCTATAGGACCAGACGGAATAACCGCGAGGGCGGTAAACCCTACAGGCTTTAACCCAACAGGTGGCGCTCAAGTAGCACCAGTAGAAGACTTGACTCAAGCTCCAGAACATCGAGCCATAGCTAAATCTCAGGCTGAAAAGCAGGCTGAAGCTAATAAGGCCCAAGCGGCTATCGATAGAGAAGTTGCTTCCGCATGGACTGAGAAGAAAAAAGAACTTCAGGCGGATATTGAGAAGGCGTATAGTCAAAAAGACCTATTAGGAATTGCTTCAGCAATTTATAGGGGAGATCAAATCCCCTTGGAAATGGCTGACCCTTCTAAAATAGTAACCGATGAGCTTGGTCAGACGACTCTTCCAGCTTATGAAGGCTATGTGCTACAAAAGCTAAAAAGGGCTGGAACAGCCTTTAAAGAGCCACAAAATAACCGCTGGGGAACTCAAGACGTAAGCCAAGGTGAGTTGCTTCGCGCATGGGCAGAGCAATATGTCCGCGAGCATTCCAGTGGGCAATCTGGACAAGCGGGCAAACCAATGGCAAGGTCAGGAAGCCCCACATCCTATGTTCCACCTGCTGGGGATACCACTGTACCTATATTACCCCGCTGACTTTATGCCTAAATACGATCTTACGAGCAATGCTACCGGAAGAGTGTATCGAGTAGAGTCTGGACGAGAGCTTACTGATGAAGAAATGTCTGGAGCCGTGGCGCATTTTGATAGTCAAGCTGAAGAAGCTGAGAGGACCAAGCCGTTTTTAGATGTCACTGACTTAGTTTCGGGCATTGGAAGTGCTTACTCTGGGCTAACCAAAACGGGGCCAGCGGCTGCTTACAGTATGCAGATGGGCCTTCGTCGCCCAGAAACATACACCGAAGAGGCTAAAAAAGCCTTTGCCGCAGAAAAGGAGTATACTGCTCAGATTGAGAGAGAGAACACTTATCGCCTTTTGACGGGCGATCTTGGAAGCGCAGGGGAAAACATACGAAAGGCTGGGGGTTCTCTAGGGTTTTCCGTTGGTTCTATGGGTGCAGCTATTCCTGCGACTCTCGCGGGTGGTGCCATAGGGACAGCCATCGGTGGGCCTATTGGCGGGACGATTGGTGGAGTAGCGGCTGGCATGGCTGCTAGTGGTGCTGCGGCGTATCGTATGGCCGGAAGGCAGTTCCTTGATGATGCCTACAATACCTACCTTCAGAACCACCCCAATATCAGCGAAGCGGAAAAGGAATCTGCCTATCAAGAGCTTCTTCCATTGGCTCAGGAATCTGCGCTTTGGGAAGCTGGACCAGAAGCCATCGGCAATGCGGCGACGATGGGTGCGGGTAAAGTCATTTTGGGTCTGGGCAAAAACACGATCAAAAAGCTGGCAGCAAGTGCTCTCGGCAAATTCGGCGTTGGTGTTGGTGCCCAAGTAACGGAGCAAGCTACGGAAACCGTGACACAGCTTGGACAAGACCTCCCACAGGCAAAGGCGGACGCATTCAACCGTGGGGAGGACATGTCTCAGGCGAAAGGACGCTATGCGCCCGGAATGGAAGGAGCCGTTCAAGCCCTCAAAGACGTAGGCCCTATGACTCTCGCATTGGGTGGTTTGACACTTGGCGCTGGTGGTGCCTATGCTGGCGGCAAGAAAGCTCTCGGCCTTGGCAAGAAAGCTGAACCTACCTCTGAAACTCCCCCTGAAGCGGAGACTCCTGAAGAGGCAGACCCATTAGTCGCAAACCTCAATGCGGCGATAGAAGCAGCTACGGCTAACAATACTGGGGGTGATACAACCATTACGGATCTTGAGCAATCTGCTCAAGAGCGCCTTGGCGCATTGAAGGCCAAAGCTGCCGATCAGACGACGCCTCTGACACAGGAAGAAGCGGACGAGATGGGTGCCCTGACAACGGCTTTCACCGACCCAACGAATATCGATCATGCGGGTCTGGCCGATCTGTATAATCTTCGAATCACGGAGCCTGCTCCTGTGGTCAATAGAGAAACAGAGATTCAGCAAAGGCTGGCAGAGATTGAAGCTGAGAATGGAGGACCAGCGACACAAACGATCATTGGTGCTGATAACACTCCGACTACCGTTGAGTATCGAATCCCAACCGGCGAAGAGAAAGCACTTCTGGACGAGCTAGACGCTCTAAGGAAAGCCCCCGCTCCTGTGGTTCCCACTCCTGTAGTTCCTGCTGCTACTGCTCCTGTGGTTCCTGCTGCTACGGCTCCTGTGGTTCCTGCTCCTGTGGTTCCTGCTCCTGTAACCAATGAGACGCCCGAGATCGTTGCGGCTCGTCAAGCCCTTGCTTCCGCGCAGCAACGAGAGCTTGATTATCGGGATTCTGTTCCGGGTCAAATCAGTATTAGTATGCCCCTGAGCGAAGCCACTCAAGAAGCTCAAAAGAAGCTCGACGAGTTGCTTGCTGCTGCTACTGCTCCTGTAGTTCCAGCTCCGGTAGCCGATCCTATTATCGATGCTGCGGTCGTCGCGGTAAATAAGCCTGAGGCCAATCTTCCGATTGTTGCTGCTCTCGTAAATGATGAGGCGCTCAATCCTGCTCCGATACCAACCCCAACAGAACCCCCAGCCAATGCCCCTACCCAAGAACGTGAAGTCGAAAGCCCAAGTGGGACTCCTCCTGTCCAAGGCCAGCCCGCTGACCAAGGCGCAAATCGCCAAGCTCCGGAGGGAACTGCACAGCGGGAAGGTGAAGGTGCAGAAGTAGCACCTGCCGGACAAGGTCCGCAGTTCAGTCAAGGTGGTCAGGCAAGCACAGCGCAGGATGCAGAGTATATTGAGCTTGCTCAAAACCCAGAAGAGAATCTGAGCCTGTTGCAGAAGATCATAGACGCGGTGGCTAAGGCTGCTGGGTATACACCTGTCCGCCTTTATCACGGCACTAAGAAGCGCCGATTCACTATCTTTGACAACTCGAAAGGCCGAACTCTGGATGAACGTGATTCGGTTCGCTCGCCAATCTTCTTTTCTGAGAACCAAGGATTCGCGGAGGATTACGCGAACTACGGTCGCCCAGAAAAGGACAAGACTCCGCCGAAGCTCTACACGGTCTATCTTCGGACAAAGAATCTGTGGGACTACCGGAACAAGGCAAATCAGGACGCCGCTATCAAAGCCTTCCCCGATAAAGCCTCGTCTATCCGTGACGGAGCGTGGAAATTTATCGAGTCGCCCGTTTTCCAAAAATGGCTTCTAGATAATGGGCACGATGGCTTTGTGAACCATGAACGGTTTGCTGACAACTATGCGGTCTATGACTCCAGCCAGATCAAATCGGCTGAAGCAATTACCCGTGACTCCAAGGGCAACATCATCCCTCCATCGAAGAGATTTAATCCCGACAATAGGGACATCCGGTTCAGCCAAGCTCCACAAACACCGACAGGTCTCCCAGCCGCAAAGGTAAAGACTGTAGTCGACCAAGTGATGGCGAAGAACAAGTCTCCGCTTCAGGTCAGGGTGATTACCCGAGACGAGTTGGATAACTCTCCTGAGTTTCAAGATGTCCGTGACTCCCTTCAGAGCCAAGGAGCCGATAGCCAATTCACCGAAGCGTGGGTTGATGGTCGCACGCAGACCGTGGTTGTTGTCGCGGACAGCTTCTCAAGTGCTGCCCGTGTTCGTGAAGTCCTTGTCCATGAGATCATCGGTCACGCTGGCGTGGATGCCTTTGCTTCGGAAGCGGACATTTCCAGAGTCCTCAAGATTCTTGATCGCCGAGTTCCCGACCTCGTTAATCAGGTCAGAGCAAGGTATCCGAATCTGGACGATGCGGGTATCGCGAGAGAAGTGATCGCTAAGTTTTCTGAGCAATACCAGTCTGCTGACTTTGCTTCTCAACCCTCCGGTATGAAAGCCCTGTGGCGTGAACTCAAGGCATGGTTGGGTAGTGTCCTTCAACGCCTGAACGTAAGTGTCGCAGCCTTCGATGACCTGACCCTTCATTGGTTCTACACGAATGCCGTCAACGCCGCAGCAGGTATTACTGCTCTTCCGGCACCAACGGTTACAGCGACTGCTGCTCCTGCGGCTACTCCTGCGGCTACTCCTGCGACTGCTGCTCCTGCGGCTACTCCTGCGGCTACTCCTGCGACTGCTGCTCCTGCGGCTACTCCTGCGACTGCTGCTCCTGCCCCTACCCCTGCGGCTACTGCTCCGACTGCTGCTCCTGCTCCTGCTCCTGCGGCTACTGCTCCGACTGCTGCTCCTGCTCCTGCGGCTAAGAAAAAATTTGTCCTGCCTCCTGCTCGTCCTCGCGCAAAAACTGCTCCTGCGGAAGCGGAAAACGCAATTGGTGTTGCCAATGCCGTTGTGGACGCAGCCCGTGCAAAGATCGGTCTTCCCCCAGTATATGCTCCCGCTCGTCAATCCTTTGGTACTTTGTGGGATCGAGCTTTGCGTGCGCTTTCTATAGATACGAAAAAAGGAGAAAAACTCGTCGCAGAGCTAAACGAAAAACCCCGCGAGATAAGTGATGTAGATACAGCCATTCTGACTCATGAATTGGTCACCAGAACTCTTGACTTTGATAGGGCGACTGAGGCGTTAAATAAGGCCACAGAAAGTGAAAAAGAGGCGGCTCGTCAGGATTATGATTCTGCGATGACCCGTCTGCAAAAAGCATGGAATGCCAGCGACGTTTCTGGGACTGAACAAGGTCGCTCTTTGAATGCCAGAAAGATGCTTGTCGCATTGGATTATACCCTATCGAAGATGGTATCCATGAGAACTGCTGCGGCTGAACGTCCTCTTACCGACGCTCAACGCATTCAGACCGAAGAACTCTATAACAAGATCGACGCCCTCCAAAAGAAACTGGACGAACTTGAGAAGTCAGGGAAGACATCTGGTGAAGAAGCCCGTCTTGAAGACCTTTTGGCGAGTGCCCGTGAAGAGGGTAAACTTGAAGCTCAGAAGGAAGCCAAGCTCCTTGCAGAAGCTGATGCCATCCTGAAAGCTGAAGAGGCTGCGCGAGCATCAAAGGTGAAGAAAGGAGCCGACCCAGCCAAGGTGCTAGAAGACAGCGTGGACGCTGCTAGGGCACGCCTACGCGCACGCAAAGGACTCTTTGGTGCAAAGACACCAGAGGTGGTTCAAGAAGAGGCTGGAGACCTTCAAATCAAATTCAGTATTGCTGACACAGGCATTGTCGGACTGTCTGCCCAAGACATTGCCGATCTTACCCTTGTCGGGAAAAGCTATATTGCCGAAGGGGCAACTACCTTGGAAAGCTGGTCTGAGAAGATGGTCGAAGAGTTCGGTGAAGACATCACGGAATATCTTGAGCCTCTCTATGAGAACTCGAAAGCCCCTGTAGCAGCCGCTCCAGCGGCTAAAGCTGCGAAAGCACCGAAAGCCGCTCCGGCTGCAAAAGCTCCCAAGGAAAAGAAACTCAAAGCCTCACCGATGGCCCGCGTCAAAGCGGATGCCAAAGAAGGCAAAGAGCTTAGTCCGAAACTGATCTATGAACTGGTGAAGCAAAAGCTGGAAGAAGGTATTTCTGGAGTTGAGAACGTCTTCAAAGCAGTCACTAAAGACCTTCAAGAGGAGTTTCCTTTGATGACCGAACGTGAAGTTCGCGATATTTTCTCCGGCTACGGCAAAGCTAAATTCCCTTCCCAAGAAGAGTTAGCAAAGAAGGTTCGCGAGCTTCGCAGACTTTCGCAACTTACCTCTGCGCTTGAAGACGCAAAAGCGTTTATCGTTCCCCTGCGCTCAGGTCAACAGCGTGACCCAGTATCCGACGCTATCCGCGATATCCAAAAGGAGATCACACGGATCATGCAGGAAAACAATCTAGTTCAGGCCACCACATCGAAGCAGATTAAGTCCACCTTGGACAGCATCAAGACACGCCTGAAAAATCAGATCACCGATCTTAATGTCCAGATCAAGAAGAAGGAAAAAGCACCAAAGAAAGCAGGAGTGGTGTATGACCAAGAAGCGAACGACCTCAGAGCGGAACGTAATCGCCTTCAGGAAATTTTAGACGGTATTGTTGGTCCTTCTCAGCCTTCGCCTTCTCAGCGTATCCGCCAAAGGGTGAACCAGCTGCAAAAGGAAATCACCGATTTGGAGAAGAAAGTCGCAACGCGTGACATCAGCAGACCCTCCTCACAGCCTGTTCCAGAGACTCCGCACCTTCGAGTTCTCAAGGCTCAAAGGGATGCGCTGCGTGAGCAACTCCACACTATCCGTGTTGAGATCGAAGGCGAACCGTCTTTGACGCAGGAACAAATCAACGAGCGTGCTCAGAAGGCAATTCAACGCAATATCGACGACCTTACTCGTCGTATTCAGGAGCAAGACGTTTCCAAAAAGCCGGGCAATGTCGCTTCTGGTCCTATCATCGATCAACTCCGCGCCCAACAAGAGGCGCTACGTGAGCAGTATGATATCCTGCGGGAAACTATCCAAGGCAAACGCGAGAAGACAGACCAGCAGAAAATCAAGATGGCGAACGACGCCTTGGATAAATCCATCGCCGAGCTTGAGGATCAGATTGCTACTGGGAATATCGGGGTAAGACCAAAAGGTGCCCCTATCGTAACGCCCAATCTTACCGCAAAACGCGCTCAACGTGATGCGCTTATAGCGGTGCGTAAAGGCATGCGTGACGCAGTCAAAGCTGCTCTTGCTGACCCTGTGGCAAAGCAGTTGGCTAGAGATAAAAAGAACATCACTCGCCAGATTGAGAAGCTGCGGACTAAAATTGCCAACAGGGATTTCAGCAAGCCAACGAAGATCGCTCATACGACCGATAACGAAAAAAGGACTCTGGAAGCCAAGCTCAGTATGCTCAAATCAGACTGGGCTAAAATCCTGTTTGATGAGAAGCTCGCTAACCGGACTACCACACAGAAACTTATCGGTGGTGGAGCGCAGACCTTGAATACAGCCCGTGCAGTCCTAACTAGTTTTGACTTCAGCGGAGTCCTTCGCCAAGGTGGCTTTATCGTATTTGCTAATCCACTTCGTGCGATCAGGAACCTTGGCTCTATGATTGCGTCCTTCAGGTCACTTGAAGCTGCTACAAAAGCCAAGATTGATTTGGAGAATCGCCCAAACTTTAATCTCTATAAACGCTCAAAGCTGTTCCTTGCGGATATCAGTGCATCTTCCGCTATGGCAAAGCAGGAAGAAGCCTATGCCTCTCTCTGGGTTGATAAGATTCCAAAGCTGCTGGGTGGTGGCCTGATTCGCGGGTCTCAGCGAGCCTACGTTACTTTCCTGAATAACCTTCGGGCAGATAGCTTTGATGCGATGATGCTCGGGTTCCGCAAAGGACCAGTGGCTACTGAAGAAGAGATAAACGCTATCTCCAAATTCATCAATATCTCCACTGGTCGTGGTGATCTAGGTAAGTTCAGCCAAGCTGCTGAAGGTCTAAACACCGTGTTCTTTGCCCCGCGTCTTGTGGCTAGCCGATTCCAACTTCTGCTCGGTATGCCTTATTTTTCGGCATCCGGACGGACTAAAAATCTTGTTCTCCAAGAGTATGCAAAATTCCTCACAGGAATCGCTATTGTCTACATGCTCGGAATGCTTGCTCAAGAAGACGAAGACAAACCTATCGAAACAGACCCGCGCTCTACGAATTTCGGTAAGATTCGTTTTGGTAACTCACGCGTCGACCCGTTGTCCGGATTGCAACAGGTAACCGTCCTTCTTGCTCGTCTGACTTCTGGTCAAACCAAAACTGCGACAGGAAAAATTATCGATATCCGTGGTGAAAAAGTTCCTTACGGTGGTGCGACTCCGGTCAGCCTCATCTCCAAGTTTGCCCGATCCAAGTTCAGTCCCGTGCTTGGGTCTGTTACAAACATGCTTCAAGGCGAGAATGTGATCGGTGAAAAAGTTACTACCTTTGGTGAAGCCCAACGCATGGTTATCCCGATGTCGTTTGGTGAAGTCCGCAAGATCATGGAGGAACAAGGAATTCCGAAAGGGATGGCATTGTCTACACTTGCCTTGTTCGGCATGGGAGTCCAAACCTACGACGAAACTAAAAAGAGATGAGACGAATACTAGACACTTCCCGACCAGTTGGCGGCATGTGGACATACACTCAGCCTGAGACAGGTGTGGTGTTCTCCGCATGGAGCTACCCTGCGCTTCTTACCCGCATCAGCGCCCACCGCAGTGCGTGCAATATCCCCATGTCCGGAGGCTGGACTGCGGAAGTCCAAGAAGCGATGATCGCGGCTAATCCCTCCATCCCGCACGAAGAGATTGGTGTAGTCGCCCGCTTCTACAATGCCGATGACGTGCATCGGTTTATCTCGACCATGATGGAGATGCGCGGAGGCGAGAAACTGGTCAGTCCTGAAGAGCAGGCTCGACGGATCGATATCTGCGCTGCATGCCCAAAGAAGGGCGTGATCGGCTGTAAATGGTGCGGCTGGCTTGCGTCAAAGGTCACCGAGATCATGGGCGGACGAAAAATCCACAGGGCACCAGAAGTGTTCAAGCACTCCTGCATGGCGTGTGGGTGTGATATCCCTTCCAAGACCGCTATTTCTCTCGACCTGTTAAAGAAGGTCGATGAGAAACTTGGTGAGTCTCCTGCCTATGCCGAAGGCTGCTGGATGACCGAAGTCTGAGGAGCTTCTACCTGCTCGGCGCTCACATCGATTCCGGTTGTATCGACGGAGATGGTGAATTTGAGATGGCCGACGACGCCGGGGAACGGGTTGAGGCTATTGAGCGCATCTTCGATAGCCTTTGCTACCTTTTTCTCGGCCATAAAGCTCTGGGCATTACGGACGATTAGGTCTTTGTGCTTGGGTTGTAGCACTTCTAAGAATTCTTGAGTTTTCATACTGGAGTTGCTTGGTTACTTTTTCTCGATCCATCCTGCGGCTTTGATTTTGTAGCCTATTTTCGGGAGGATAGTCAATACATCCTCCCTCGTTACGCCTGTGGACATGATGACGCTGCTAAGGCGTATCTTGCCTGAAGACAACACACATTGTAGCACTTTTTGATACTTAGCGTGTTGTTCACCTTGGGCAGGCACGCTGGGTGCGGGAGTAGCCACTGGTGTTATAACGGGCTTTTTGGGTTCCTCGGGTGCCCCAATGATCAGACGGTGTAGTGACCCGTCTTTGCATCCGTGAGCGATGACGGCTTCAGGCTCGATGACTCCTATCTCATCTTCATCATCGCAGCTTTGGAAGACAATTTGTCCATTTTCTTTTCTAGAATACTTCTGAGTTTTCCAGTGGTCGCGGAACAGCATAGAGTTCGCTACACCGCGTTTAAACATCAACCAGCGTAAATATACATCCCACGGGTCTGGCGCATGGCTACGAGGGTCTGGATGGCCCAGATCGGTCAATAGCGGGGATATGTTCTGGTCCCGAGAGAGCATCGGTGGGTATACCGCATTCCCCAAAAGCATGTTGTCTCCATCTTTTGTGAAAGTGCTGCCATCGGTATTCTTCCACTTGGTCAGTCTGACATGTCCCATGAAAGCCTTCCCGCTTGCTTGATAAGCGTTGGCAAGGGAGTCGAGCCAGCCTGCCTTTAACGGGCAGCAGTCCGGCTCCATCCAAAACCAAGGTGAGTTATTCTCTTCACTGTCGAGATGAAGGACAGTCCATCTCCACATTCTATTGCACCCAACGAACCAGCCTCCGGAAAGCTCGTCTTCGGTAGATACACAAGTGACTTGATCACAGGCTTTGCGTATCTTCTCCGCTGCTTTCTCTGCCTGATCTAGCAGGGATGGGATAGACACAATCTTGATCGAGTGATTCCCGACATTGCCGAGAGTCACGATAGCGGAAGACAGCAATTCCAGATTTGCTTCGTCGGACTTTGACCCGACAGGGATAATAACGAGCATAGGTGTTAGCGTTTTTTGGCGTTAGCCAGAGCTTTGTTGAAAAGTGTGAGGTCGATAGTGCCTTCGCTAAAGTGCTCGGGCAAGCGTTTGCACTGGTAGTCGTAGACTTTCTTCTCCGCTTCCGCGTAGCTGATACCTTCTTTTGCGGCTACGCGAGATACGATAGTTCGGAGAATATTTTCAGGCTTCTCGTCAGGATACCGCCATGAGCCGGGCGGAACAAGGGATCGGTTAATCGATTGAAACCTCGGACCAAGGCTGGGGATAACCGTCGAAGGAATACCGTCCGTTGCTGGCAAGACTACGTCTCCGTCCACAATATGCTGGACTGAAGGCAAGTTATCGGCTTGGGGATATACACAGTCTGGGTATAGCACCGAAGTTTCCAGTATTCTTGGGTGCTTTAAACCTTCAGCAACCGCAAAGGGGCTGGACTGGTTACCAATAAAAAGATCTGATCCGGCGATAATCTCAGCTATCTGAAGGAAATTCTGGGTTGGAAAATGCTCTACATTCCCAAACTTCGCGCAGAAGTCTTTGTGGTCGTCGGGTAAGCCAAGGAATATGGCTTTCGGGCCATAGTGCTCAACTAACCCTTTCCACGGGAAGTAGGGGTTATGGTATCTTGCGCTTCTAGAAAAGACCACCTTCCCCGAGGACTCCTTGGAAGGATTCGCGTAAAGCCATTGCTTATCCCCTAAGGGGATATCAAGGCCGTATTTTTGCTTGGCCCATAGTGCCTGACTATAGAGTAGCGTGTTTGGGTTGGTATGGACACCGCGAAAGGGGGAGAGGTCTAGAATCCCTTCTCCACCAAAGCTCACCATACTGATATAGGGTTGAGCGCGTAATAAGGGAGCTATAGAATCAAAATAATGTCTGAGAGGACGAGTCCAAGGTCGGTCGTATAACCACAAGCAGTTCTCCCCCTCCATCTGCTGAATGATAGGGAGAAGATAGATGATATCCCCTAAATCGCCGGACGAACCAAAATGGTTCGCCTTTGGGTTGATCAAGGTCTGGCACTGATCCTTGTGGAATACGACTGCTTCTGCGCGTGGTTTTGGCTTTTGGTGCAGCGTAACCCTTCCGTTATCCGCATATTCTCCATAGGAGTGATGAATGATGCGCGTCTTGTGTATCTTCTCAGAATGATTTTTGTGCAGATAGCCATCGAAGCCATCGTTAAACCCCGCTATGCTGATGCTGTCAGGGACTAGATCGAGTATGTTCTCCCCGTAAACACCAATGCCCCCACACATGTCGAAAGGTATAGTAGAATCGGAAGACCATACCACTTGCTTCCCGTAGCTCTTGGCGAGCAGCCATTCTTTAGTGAGTTCCTCCACCCATCCGGCTTTGAGGGGTATGGCGTCGGCTTCCAGCCAGATGAAGGGCTTTCCGTTTGCTTCCCGACATACTTCTAGAAAGGCGTAATTACAGATCGCCGGATAAGGCAGCTTTGGCTCCGGTTTATTGACCAGAATGAGCTTAGTCCCATCAAGGTCGAGACAATGCTTGGCAAGTCGAGCATAAGCCCCCCGCTGGGTTTCTGCCTCGTAGGCGTAGACGGGAAGAGTCATGCGATTTTTCTGAATAGAAAGGCAACTTGGGCTTGGGCTTTTCCGAAGGTCTGGTCAAGAGACAGATTCCACGTCTGGGCAAGATCATAACCGTCTAGTTCAAGGCGTGCGTCAATCAACTCAAGGCTATACTTCAATCCGAGTCCCCGCATATCCTTGAACCCGTAGAAGGGGTGAGTGTCAGGACGGTTCTCGGGATCGAGCAGATCGAAGGATGCCTTGTGATCTGGGTTGTATCTGGAAGGCCACCTTCTGCGCTCGTAAAAGGTCCAGCTTGGGACATAGATAAGCATGTGACCATTCGGCTTAAGAACTCTGGCCCAATTTTTTAAAGACGTTGGGACATCGACCATGTGCTCAAGGCAGTGCGAAGACACAACTGTATCGAAGCTATTGTCTTTCAGGCTCTCCAAGTATTGAGCATCCCCATCTGGTTGATCCCAGCCTTGGACTACCGCAGGAGCAGGAAGTTTGATCGGGTCTTTCCCACACCCGATGTCCAATACCTTCCCAGTTAGTAGGAGATAATCCCGATTACGGAAGCGGGCGTTATGAGATTTTGTTTGCTCGTCCATTATGCCTTCTCCTTTTCGAGCACCGCGATTTTAGCCCTTTGGTTATACCCTTCCGCGAAGCCTTCATTTCTGCCCGCTCTTTTAGCGGCATAGATGCAGGCGATGCAGCTTTGCTCACATCGCCAAATGATAATAGCCGCTAAGATGGATGCGGAAATAAACCCTTCTAGAAAGCAAATGATGTCGTCCATGTAGTTTCATATTACCGAAACTACCTGCCTACGTCAACTCCAACTTTCTCCCCACCCGCTGCCTTTTCCCCCGAACCCGAAGTCTCCGCCAAAGTCGTCTTTATAGGAAGGCTTTTTCACTGGTGGCGGGTCAAACCAATTGGTGGTCTTTGCTGCGCTAGTCGATATTTTTGCGGATCGGGACGCGGCTACAAAGTGGTGCCTTCGACGCGCAACTTCGATCAGTCCTACCCATGCGTCAGCCCTATCCGGACTTCTCCCGCTGGTTCGTTTCTTCATCTCGTCTTTCGGCTCGACGACTACCTTATTTCCCCGATCCGAATACGTTCTGGCGCAAAGCTCAATCATAGTGGCGTTATCGAGTCCCCTGATTTGACCTGCTGCCATAAACTCTTTTCCAATATACCAGAGTTCTGAAACACGATTGGCAAAACGCTCTTTGCCTTTCCGCTTATCAGTCGCACTTACCAGCATATCCGAAGCTGCTCCGGCGAAGCTGACCATCTGGAATCCCTGCCCCATCTTCATGGCAAGAATAGTGGCAAACGGGTCGCCACCACCTGTGGCATCCACACCTCGATCCTGCACCGATACGTTGCGCTTTACGCACTCCTCGATGTAGAGTTCGGCAAGCTGTTCGTTCCTGTCTTTCGTGCGGTGCCGTGCATTTACCTGCTGCATAAGGTCTAACGTCTCAGTCTTCTCCAGCACCTTCATTGTTTTTCCGTTGATCTGGGCAACTCCCAGAAGACCAAAAGCCGCAGCAGCCGCATCACCACCTTTGGAGAAGGATGGGTCTAGGAAGGCGATAGGTATGGGTCGCTCAAGCCAAGGGGTGCCTTTTTGACCCGCTAGGCTTTTGGTAAGTTCTGGTTCTGAGTATACGGTATCGATGGCTCCGGTAGGGCATGGGAAACTTTTCACCATGCGGTAATAGCCGGGCGAACGGGGGCCGAACTTTTCCCGAATTTCGCGGAGACCTTCCTGAGTGAGAAGACCGGGGTAGAGGGTCTGTCCCGCCACTACGTTTGGTGATTTTTCCCCGTCAAACCGTGAACAGTATCCTCCTACTTTTGTTTCCCATCCTGTCATCTCCTCGGTCACACTATCCCATCCGTTCTTGGGTTCTGTGAACAGACCAAATGGGTCGAAGATAGACGTGAGATTTCCTGTCCCAATCATCTGGAAACCGTCATTTGCCAGAAGGTTTGTCACCGCATCATAGAGTTTATGTGTGAGCAAAGGAAGCTCATCGGCAATGAGTATGAGTCTACCTGCTTTAAACCCGATCTTTGTAGATGCATCCCCATCATTGCCTTTGCCGCCCGCGATGAGCGCAATGCCAACAAGGTCGTCAGGTTTGCCTTTAAGGTAGCCTGTGATTTTACCGGACGAGGATACAAGTTTACCGGGCAAGCCCCCAAAGGGCGCAAAATACGTATCCGCTTCACCCCAGTATTTCTCGACAACACCCCATGCCCTCATTCGTGACTCGGTAAGAGACGTTGAAGTGATGAGCACTTTGGTGTGGCTAGGATCAATCAGGAACATCGCAATTGCCCAGATCGCACCAAACTGCGTCTTGCCGCTGGAAGCGTGTCCTGACGCAGCGTAGAGCTTGTGCTGGCGTGCCTGACGCAGCATCTCCTCGGCGTATGGGTTCCATGTGAACTTGTAGACGCAGTCTTTCCTTCCCCAGATCAACGACACGAAGTTTTTGAAGTGCTCCTCCCAGTCTAGGATTTGGTTTCCTGATACCCGCTGATAGAACGAATACTTCCTCAAGATATCCATCTCGATGCGGACATCCGGCATCGGCAAAGCAGGACGGTTACGACTGTCCATCATGGGTAACCATGTGATGCCGTATTTTACCCTTTTGTATTTATCAGGTATCTGCGAAGGCTGTAGTGGTGGCATATCTATAAGCAATAAAGCACATATTATGCGCCTATGCTATCGTGGAGGAGAAGTGCCATTTACCTTGATCCATCGTCCCCCGAATTTGACGATCTTCTTTTTCCGCACAAGGGCTTTAGCTGCACCGTTATGGACGTTGGTGCATCGAGCGTCTATGGGCGAGATTAGCCAGAAGCCGAAGTTGCTGCTATGCAAGGTAAAGCCTTCGTCCAAGGCTTTAAGAATTTCGGAGGAGGTCATAATTTTGGTTCCTTCCATCGGAACTCTGTGCTGTCTTGACCGAGGACATGCCACTCAGCAAAGCCTCGTCTGATTGCTTCTTCTTTGAGATTGCCTAGCTGTATAACAGCGGCAAAAGCGGCGATCAGGGCGAGGACGAACATGAAGGCACCTAACTGTGCTGCGTAGTTTTCACTCATGGTTGGTAAAGGGCTTGAGTTGTTCAAGTGCTTTTAGGCGTTGCTCTTTTGCAGGTTTGGTCAAGCAAGCGTCTCCGTGGATGTGGAAGGAAGAACCATCGGCATCGTCCAAAGCGTCAAAGGCGACCTCGATGGCTTTTCGCATCGCAACGCACTCGTCCCAAAGCTCACGCTTCTCCTGCTGGAGTTTGGCTACAAGTCTGCGATCAGCGATGCCCGCAAACTGCCACTCTCGTTGCCCTTCTTTTTCAAAGAAGATGGATAGGGTTCCCGCAGCCTCAAAGATTTCGGAGGGGACATCCAGTGTAGCGTGGAGGAGGCAGACTGGTGGGGTGGGGGTGTGGTCGATTGGCACAGAAAAGATCGTTGGGTTCCCGACTGACAGCATCTTAAAAGCGGGGTCATCCAAGAGTTCCTGTGAAATCTCAGGGTAAGGCGGTGTGGGTTCGTCCAGAACAAAGCGGATTGGGGTTCCATTATCTTTTGGTATCTCCCGTTCGGTGGGTTTCCAGTTTCGTGTTTTCATTTTGTTAGTTAGGGGTCAAAGGTAAAGTTCTCGGAGATTTGCTCCATGATAGCGTCCTTGATTTTCTCTTGGATCACTTCGGCATCGGGGTCGTGGGTATGTTTGTGTGCTCGTTGGTAGCCCAGCGCGGTTCCGGTGTCAACGCAGTCGGTGAGTATCTTATAATAGTTGGGTTTCATGGTTGGTTGTTTTTTTGAACGTGCGCTGCACCGAACTGCGTCGGTGAGCTATTTGTTCGACAAAATATCCCCGCACTCGCGGCAATGGGTCTTGTATTCGGGATTCTTGGTTCCGCACCGATGGCATACGACGCGATACGGGCACCCATTGATTTCTCGCGTCCCGCACAGGTAGCCACGATTTCCGGTTGTCCGCTGGGAGTATCCTTGCCCCTGCGTGAACGAGCCGGGATCGGGGCGAGGCCAGTAGCAGGAGCACGTCATGCACCCCTTGTCTGACACATCCACCAACTTTCCGATTTTTTTATCTTTGATTTTCATAAGAATATGTCGAACAGGGCGTGCAGCTAATTCCTCGTCTTCAGCTCGTCATAGCTGACGCTGGTGTTCTGTGTCTGCGCGATGAACGCCTTCACTTCTGCGATGGCGTCTGCGTCTTCGTGCTTCGTCCATAGGTAGTCACTGCCCCATTGAGCTTTGCGGTCTTCGTATTCATCCCACAGCACAGAGAGCATCTTGTCTCTTGCTGCCAGTTGGCGAGCGATGTCGCTTTTCGCGTGTAGGGACTCCGATGTCATCGCGCAGATGTGTCGGATGTAGTGCTCTCCGAGGCTTTCGGAGTCTTGGGTCGGATACACAGCACCATCGCATACAGGCAACGGCTCGGAGGTGGTCTGTTGTGTTTTCATAGTTATTTGCTCGCCGTCGCCTGATGCTGGTCGTGCCGCTTGAGTCTCAGGTGTGCGTAGGCTAGAGCGACTTCATGTTGTTTGTGGGTCAGTCTTGCCAGCGGGTCGTCAGCAAGTCCGGCCTGCATAGACAGCATTCCTTCTTCGCGGCTCATTTTCGCTAGAGCTTCCAGCGCCACGGCATACCCAGCCGCAGCAGCGCAACCTGCGGTCGCGGTGGGCATTTGATTGTGTTTTTCGGTGCTCATATTTCGCTCCCTTGGTTGCTGGGGTTATGCACGCAGGAAGGCTTACCAGTACACTGGGCAATGCTATGCGTAACGAACTCTTGGTCAGATTTGTGGGGTTTCCAGTTTGGTGTTTTCATTTTGTGGGTTCAGTAGGTTATTAAAATATGCGATGGTTTCTGTGTGTCGTTTGATAAAATGTTGGCGGTTCCCCATGTACCACCCCCCAAAACCTCCATACTCCACGTCGTCAATAGTGTTGTTTTTCAGGTGGTCGAGTGCGTGTGCTATGAATGTGCGCTCCTTGTTTGTTAGCTTCACTTGGCTAGGTCTTTGTTAAGTTGCTTAATCCATTCCCAAACTTCCGAGGATGTTGCAGTGTTGCAGGAGACTCGCTCCAGTAGCGGGAGGATATGTTCTCCGCGAATATAGAGTTCGTCTGAGCCAAAGATTTTATCTTTGCACCAAGAGACATCGCCTGCGTCAACGGGTGTGTCGTCGTAAAGGTCGCCGTCTCCGTGATACTGAAGGTAGATTGTGTTGGGTGGTTGTGTCATCATTTTGTTGGTTCTTTCCATCTAAATTCGGTGTTGTCTTGACCGAGCACATGCCACTCGGCAAAGCCCCGTTTGATCGCTTCTTCTTTGAGGTTATCTCGCTGTATAACAGCGGCAAAAGCGGCGATCAGGGCGAGGACGAACATGAAGAAGCCTAACTGCGCTGCGTAGTTTTCACTCATACTTCTTCCACCTCCTGTTCAAAAAGAAGTCCAGCCGCATACCAAGCAGGTAGGACGTTATCAGGAACCGTCACGCAATTTTCAAGGGCGCGATCAAGATTCGTGAGTGCTTCCCGAAAGGCAGCACACTCCTTGATGAGGTCGCGCTTTTCCTGCTCAAGTTTGGTGACAACACTCCGAGCCGCGACGTGGTCGAATTGCCACTCCCGATGCCCTTCTTTTGCAAAGAAGAGGTGCAGGGTTTCCGCCGCAGCGTAGATTTCGGGGGGCACATTGATGTTTGGCGCAAGATAAATGATAGGGTTCCCGATGGAGAGCATCTGGAAACAGGGGTTGTCCAAGAGGCTCTGAGTAATCTCGGGGTAGGGAGGTGTTGGGTCGTCAAGGATCATGGCGTGTAATCTTTCGAGTGGATGTAAAGGTACTCCCTCATCTCGCAGTAGCGGTGAACGCTCCCGAGAATGGTAAGGCTAAGCGCGATAGCTTCAAAGATCATGGCAGTGTATCAAAAATGAAGTTTTCGCTGATCTGCTGCATAATGGCTTCGATTATTTTCTCTTCGATCACTCCGATATTAGGGTTGTTGTCGTGCTTGTACGCTCTTGCGTAGCCAAGAGAGGTGCCAGTGGCAACGCAGTCTTCGATGATTTTGTAGTAGTTGGGTTTCATGTTCTTGTTTTGTTCCGGTTATGTAGAAAATTGGTGTGGCTATTCCCTGTTCGCCTTACCGTCACAGGCCGAGCAGCGGCGGTATGTCAGTGGGGCCACATAGATTCTCCCGTGACCATCACAGCCTTCATCGCATGGCGGACGCTTCTTCGGTTCGAGATGCTTTCCGATGATGTCTGTCAGTATCCACAGATCACGCGAGCGCGTTGAGCATCCATCGCCGATCACCATCACTTGCTTCGAGTCCAGAAGCGCCGCAGCAAGGCGGGCAATGGGCGAACAAGCCTGCTGCTGGTCAACAGAGCGGGGCGCTATGGCATCATTTACGTTTTCTTCATTCATAGATTTGATTCCTTCGGTTTAGTTTTCTCTCCCACGCTCTGTGCCAGAGCAGGGACGTTCGGAGGAAGAATTGCGGTCAGCACAGCGCGGATCGTTCGGATTTCCTGCGTGGTCAGTTCGCCGCAGCGGAGCCTCAACCCGTCGTCGCTCTGTGAGCGCCAGTCGATCACCCGTCGCTGAGTCTGCATAGCTTCCGACATGAGAGCTTCGCGACAGTCACAGGCAAGGTGGTGTGTCACACATATTGGAGAGTCGATCATAGTTAGCTATTCAAAAAGTTCTGGATGTCCTCATAGAGTCCCATTTCCATCCGGCCCGCTGAATCGCGGCAACGGGTCAGGAGTCGGGAAGCGGATTGAAGTTTGACGGCTTGTTCCATCAGTGTCTTCTGACGGTCAATGAGGCGTTCGTTGAGTTCGGTGATGTCGCGTTCAAGTTGGCGGGCGAAGTCTGGAGCGATACAAGGATCACCTTCTTTACAGGTAATGCTTTCGTTTGCATCTGTTCGTGGTGTGTCGGTCATGGGGTAACAAGTTTCCCATTGGTTAGGGTGTAGATGATGGCGTCTGCGATGTCTGGCTTTCCATCAAACAGTATGATTAGGAGGGTTATGCAGATTAGTAACACTGAATCAGAGTCGATGAGGGTCATGGTTGGTTGGTTAAAAATGATTCGGCCCAGTTTGATTGATTCGAGGTTTGAGTGTGATCGAAACCATGCTGCCGAACACGCCGCCTCGAAATGACCATTCAACAAGTATGACCTCACCCTCGACCATCCAGTCATCGCCCCTGTATTTTCGCACAGGGTCAGTCACCAACACTCGGTCGCCAGTTCGCGGCACAAACTGTAGTTCTCGGTCAATCCACTTGTTTTCACCCCATGAGAATCTTGCCAGAATGGTTGAGGGCGGGTTAGGGAGTTTCCATGTTCCCGAAACCAGCTTCGGGAACATGTCCGCAAGCACCGCATCACGCACGGCTTGCGCGAATGCTTGGCGTTGCTCCTCGTCATGGTACCAGCCGGGGTGATTCTTTGTTATGGCTATCGTACAGCACCCTTTGTTGAGTAGTGCTGCGGCTTTTGCCCCGATGCCCGCGAGTTCTTTAAGTGTTTTCATACTGTTTCAAGTTTGACGTTTGCTGTGATTTTAGGTTGAACTGTTCTGATTACCTTGACGATGTGGAGAGGCTTGCACCAGTCGGCACTCTTATCGGTTTGCAGGCAGGCACAGGAGTCCTCCCACAATTCCGCTGTGTTCTTGATGATGAGTGCCTCCGCTTCGCGCTGCGTTTTATAGGGGCCGAAAGCGGTGAAGGTTCCGAGGCTCTCGGCAGGGGTATCCTTATCGATAACCCAATAGTCGTGCGATGGTTTTTTCATTTTCTGCGTTTTGGTTTGTTGTTCTTGATCCGGTATTCTCTGACTGAGGTTGTGGAGCACCCCAAGACTTGGGCTAGGCGGGCGTTGCCGAGTTCCTGCCATACCAAGTCCTTGCAGTCGTCCAGCACCATCTGCACCCAAGAAGGGTCTTTCTCCTTGGGCGGGGCAAAGGGAAGCCCCCTGACCCTGCGGGCGTTGCGGACGGTGCGCTCGTCACATCCAAACTCCTCCGCGATGACGTTGTTGGGGCGATCCCAATTGGTTACGAAGTCGAAGTTGAATTTCACTTTTTGCATTTGGTTTTGCGGAAGCGTTGGACTTGAGCGAGGCAGCAACCGATGCGGAGAGCAATATCCTTGTCGGACATCGACCAATCCTTCTTGGTCAACTGGCGCATCTGGAAGGCGTAGCTGAGTTTCTGATCCTTGGTGGGGATCGCTGCCTCCCAAACCTTCATCACTTCCTCCCCAGTCAGGCAATGGGTCATGTTGCCCCAGAACAGGTTGACCAGTGTCGGGTATGGCATCCCCGAACGCTGGGAGACGGTGGCAATGGTGGAGCCGTTGCGCTTGACGTGGGCTTTGACCCGCTCTGCGATCTCGGTTGAGAGTTCGCGGGCAAGGGCATCCTGCTTTTTGGCTTCGGCGCGGGCTGCTTTGAGTTTTCTGATGTGGTTGTGTATTTCCATGACCCCAAGTCTACCGAAACCGTATTACCGTGCAAGGCTTATTTGATAAAAAAGACGTTTTTAACAAAAATCTTCTTCTCGTATCAGCTTATTTACCTTTTTTCCTTTGCTCGCTCGGTAGCTTTCCAGCAGTTTCAGCGCCTTTAATAGTCGGTCTTCAGTGCTTTTCTTTTCTTCGATCACCGTTGCTACCGCATAGTCCACCGTGTTGGGACACATGAGCCTGTAAACACGCACGATGTCTTCCTGCCCACGTCGGGACAGTCGTGCGATCATCTGCTCGTAGTCCTCTCGACTGAATGTCAGAGTAAACCAGACCAGTGTTCTACCACCGTGCTGTAGGTTTAGCCCGTGTCCTACCGACTTGGGGTGTGCCACTAGCATTGGTATCTCCTTTGCGTTCCATTTTCTGAGCAGTTCCTTTTGGGCAAGTTCGGTCTTGGCATCCGCAAAAAAGTGCGCTTTTGGAAACGCTTTTCTCATTCTCTCCTGCTCATGTTTAAATGCACAGGCTACCAATACAGGCTCACCCGCTTTTTGCATGATAAGCTCAAGGGCTTTTATCTTCAGCGGATGCACATCGTGCCAAACGCTCTCGGTATCATACACGGCTCCTGAAGTGAACTGTAGCAGTTTCCCAACCAGCACTGCGGCATTAGACGCGGTGATCTCTTCTCCGGATGCGACCTCTAAGATTAGCTCTTCTTCAAATTCCTTGTATTTACTTAGACCATCCTTGCTTAAAGGAACCTCGATATCGATTACTTCAGTATCCGGTATGTCCAGCCAGTCTTTCGACCTGAGCGTCAGCGTGATATCTGATAACCTGTTTTGGATAGCTTCCTGAGCATGAGGCTTTTCCTGCCAGACGTAGTTGTTATACCCACTTGGAGAAAAGTAAGTCTGCTGAAACAAGCTAAAGGATCGACCAAGGCGAACTCCACCATCCACGAATCGAGTTTGTGCAAACAGGTCCATCAGCGAGTTGGGTGCTGGTGTCCCTGTTAATGCCCAGATGCGTTTGTGCTTCTCATGGGGGACTACCCGTCGGTATGCGTTGGGTCTTTTAGCAGAATGATTTTTTATTTTTGTGCTTTCGTCAATGACTAGCGTATCATAGGGCAAAGTCTTTTTTGACTCGATCAGGGTTACGAGATTTGGTATCCCCTCAAAGTTACACAAGTAGATATGCGCTGATCCCTGAAGGAACGCTCTTTTGCCTGCTTGGTTGCGTAGATTAGCTACCTTCATCCACGAAAAGTCGTCCCACTGTTCAATCTCCATCGGCCAAGTCAGGTTGATTACCCGCATCGGTGCCAGAATAAGAATTCCCTTTGTTTCTCCAGAAGCGAACAGTTGGTTAATCGCGCTCAAGGTAGCCGCTGTCTTGCCAATACCAACCCCCACAAACCCAAGGGCGTGGGGGTGGTTGAGAAGGTGCTGCGTGAGCAAGTCTTGCGGTTCTGAAGATGGGAACTTCATTCAACAAAATTCAGTTTTTCTATCCAGCAACTTAGTGACGAATAAGCATCCTTTTTCCACGGTGTCACACCAGTCGGCGGTGCAGCCTTGGACCTGTAGCCGTTCAATCTCTATCCTCTGCAAAGCAGTTGGTTTTTTTCCTTGTGCCTTTATCTCCAAGAACCCGATTACGCCTTCTGGTGTGACGATCATCCTGTCGGGCACGGCACGTTTGGCTGGAGAAGTAAATTTGTAGTATAGGCAACCCCGCTTTTTGGCAAAGTCACCGATCTTACTTTCGACATCCCTTTCGAGCATGGGTCTAGGTTTCATGGTTCTTTTTTGGCTTGTTGATTTAGGGCTTCTACACACTTGTCATGCAATGCCGCGAGCATAGCCGCCATATCTTCTTTGTTAGACGCGTTGACAGCTATCTCAACGTAGTTCTGCCCATCATCTATGTTGTGCAGAACGACAAGTAGATATTGCTTATTACCTGCGTCCAAATGCTCGACGGCAAAAGTTGCGTGGATGTCCGGTTTGCGGGGAGTGCTCATTTTTTGTAGAATTTTACGATGTCACCGTCTGCTGCCAGAGGCATGCCCTCGGCCCATTCTGGTAGCTCCACAAGGAGCTTTGTGAACTCTTCAAGGCTTTGACCCTTTTCGGGGTGAAAGTGCGCCAGAGCCTCATCGTGGATCAAAGCGACAATCTCGTAGCCCTTGGACTCGGCGTTGATCGCTCCATGCGCCATGAAGTCAGCCGCTATACCCTGAATACAGTTTTCAACGAACACGCCACCGTGCGTCGATATCGATCCCCAGTGGGCGCTGTTGGGTATCTTGCCGTAGAAGGTGATGACATCGGCAATCCTCGCCTCTGGGTAGATCGCCATAACCTTCTGGACCTGAGCCTCGCTTGGCATAAGGATTTTCTTCCAGTCGCCTTTTTCAATCTTGATACCCTCAGGAGTTTTGGTCTTTTTGACCTCTTGCCATACCAGTTGCTGTTTGATGTCGGGCCTTGGATAAGCAATCAGTCTTTGGCTAGGCAGGGACATAAACAAAAACCGCTCACCAGATATCTTTTTGGTGCGGAAACTGCAACCGACCCCAAAGGTAAACTCACGGGAAGGAAACTTTATCGCGCTCTTGGCAGCGGTCTCACACTGTTTCCACAGGCCAACGATTTTGGGACTTGCCTCTCTCCATGCCTTTACGATCTCGGGCAGTTCCTTCTCGATGAGACCCTGTTTGATAGCGCCCATCTTTACCATTGCCCCGACACCACCTCGATAAGCCAAGGCAAGTTCGGCCACCTTCCCTTTTTGACGCAGGGGATGATGCTTTCCGTTCTTTTTCCTGTAGTCATCGAACTCGGAAAGAGGGACGTTGAACATCGTCGATGCAGAGGCTTCGTAAATCCGGCCATGCGTGTTGAACACATCCAGTCTCCACTGCTCTCCCGCCTGCCAAGCAATGATGCGTGCCTCGATGGACGAATAGTCCACATCGAGCATCGGTGAGTCATGCTGAATGAAGTGCCTGATGCAGGAGGATATGACCTCTAGAGGTGGGCCATAGACAAGCTCCAGCCAGTCCGATGAGCATCCGTCGCAGATGTCCTTGTAGGCTTGCTCAGAGAGGCTTTCCATGAAGGCTGCGGGTCTCTTGAAGTTCTGGGGCTGCACAAGCGAAGCAGACCATCTTCCTGTCCCTGCGCCGTGATAGGTGAGAGTTCCACGGACTCGGTTATCGTGTGGACCCGCGCAGGCCAGCATCGACTTGATCTTGGCAAGGCTGGCAAAGGTGATGAGCTTCTTGATCTTGAGGGCTTTCCCAAGCTCAGTGTCTCCCTCAAACGCTTCATCGGCTAAGACTTCATCCAGTGTAGAGGACTGAAGGTTGTCCGGCTTAAAACCGCGCTCCTTGAGCCACCCCATGAACCGTTCACGCTGAGTGTGCTTTAAACCTGTGAGTTCGGTGAATATCTTCCCCAGTCTTTCTGTCTCCTCATCGACGAGGATATCGGCCTTGCGTAACGCATCAAGGTTTACGGGGAACCCGCGTGAGTTGATCGCCATGTCTAGGGCAAAGACTTGCTCCGCGCTATCGGAGGAAAAGAAGCCGATCTTTTTGTGTATCTCCTGCTCGACCCGAACGTCCTGAAGACAGTAGTCACAGAATTGCTGGAAGGCTTCTGCGTCATCTTCCGGATCGATAAACTCTCCGGTGCTCTTCTGCGGTATCGAGAATTTGCGGATCAGGTCCATCCCTTTGCTATCCTTCTGGTTCTTCAGTTGCAGGAACTCAGCAAGGTTCTTGAGAGACGCTGGCAAAGCGGCACGCCTGCCCATTGCAGCGGTGCAGCGCCATTTACTGTGGGCGGGTGGGGATATACCAAAAGTCTTTCGGAAAAGAGCGTCTGAGATCGCTACCTCAAACTGTGCATTGTGGGCATAGATAACGGCATCCGGATTGCCCGTCATAAGGTGCAGCAGGTCTACCACTTCTTGCGTCATGGCTTGATCACAGCGCCAGATGACTGGCTCATTATCGCCTTCAGCGATAGCCGCGCAAAGAATCTCAGTGCTTGGATCATTGGCGTATCGGTATGCCCCAACGTCCGTCAAGTCTGCCCGTGAGCGTGTTTCGTAATCTAGGTGTATGTGCATATTATTGTTAAATTAAAGCGCCTTACTGGAGAACCATCCCGTAATTATTGATCCCTGAATAGCTGTCTGGTTTGATGTGCTCTAGTTGGTTAGCTTTGAAGGGGCGATAATCAACGGAATGGTGCCATCTGTTAAATTTCCAGACTACTTTTGCAACCTCGGGATGCTGCAAAACCAAGGATTCCGCAAATTCTTTTCGGTTATCCGTGTTTCCATAAACCTCTGCGGTATTCCCTCCCTTCATACGCATTGTCGTAACTTTTCCGCATAGAAAAGCATTAAACAGAATGGTGCAGAGTCCTTGTTTTAGAAAACGTAAAGATAGGTCAGTGTCTTCGTTATACCGACCCCTCCATCTTTCTAGCCTTTTTGTCTCCAAAAGAATGCAAGAGTATACCCGTGTATTCAAGTAGAAAGGTGGGGGCGCTTCTGTCTTTTTGCAAAATGAATAGTAGTTCATTCCCGCCATCGGGACATTGGCAAAGCGATCTACAAAGTCTTCACAGCAGCGAAAAATAGTTCCATCGCCTACTTGGTGCTTTTCATTGTTATGCAGCCTATGGAAACCTTCGATATTGTCATCAAGAATCCAGTAACGAGATACCCCCATCAGGTCTGCAAAATCCCAAACGTAGTTTCTTACCGGAATACTCCCCTGACCAAGGTTACTGAACGGGGTAATGATAAGCGGGACATTGGGCCAAGCCTCGGCATAAAGTCTTTCTTCCTGTGGCTCTACAACAAGGAAAAAAGGAACTCCTATACGCTCTAGCACTCGTACGGTTTGGCAAGATTTTGGCCTGCCTTTAGAGATGACAAAAACAGGGTATTTAGGATTCATAGCGTGGAGTCTTCACCCATACAGTAGGCCGATCATTCCAGCAAATAGTTGGTATTTTTTCATACCCAGACTGGCGTAGATATTGGTTAAATACCCGCCCAACTTTTTTTCCTTCTACCCACTTTCCGTCAATTTTATACCTGTCAAAATGCCCCAATGATTTAGAAGAAAAAGCGTTGGCTATGATTAGGTGTTTTGGGGTTTTGGCTAGCACTTCTTTGAGGTGCTCTACAGGAGACTCAAAGTGCCCAAAGTATTCTGAGGCAAACACGCAACTGATGTTTGGCAATTCCTCAACACTGCCCGCCAAAGAAAACTTGTGCGTCCCCGCCATTTTTTGGCATACCTTGAATTGGGCTGAACCCACAAGGTTAGTGGCGTATACTTTAGATTGAGGAAACAGCTGGGAAAGAGCCGCTGAAGTATACCCTATACCGCACCCCAAATCTGCTATAATTTCTGGTGAACCCAGTTCCTCAATAATGCTGTAGCGGTGCGTCATATCACAGCTCAAGATTCCTCTTGGGTTCTGCATACAGCGCAGATATTCCCGCGAATAAGCTACCCAACAAGCCCAGATATCGGTAAGGATTTCTTTCCCCATATACACTGAGTAATCTGGCATATCTGGAAGAGAGGCGTACCACTGTTGTTCCAGTTTCTGCGCGGAACGCATAAATTTCCTGTCCTCTTTTGACCCTCGGTAGTATCGAACTGAAGCTAAGGCTTCAACTTTTGCGTCTTTAGGAAGCCCCGCCAGAGCTAAAAAACAGTCGAGAGCTTGTGTGCCAATATCTTCTAGGATGTGTTCAGTTTTCATATTTAGTTAGGTGTTGTTAAGCAAAGTCCGTTACCCAAATTTTCTTTTCCGCGCCCCAATGGGATTTAAAAGGAAACCAAGCGGATTTGGTTTTTGGGGTAAATTTCTGTTCAAGCCGTTTACCGAGTTCTTCCAAATCAGCTTCATTATCTACTCGGATAATAATCTGAGCATAAGGACGAATTGTTTGCTGGTTAAACTCAGGCATTCCGGCCCATTCTTTAGCCCAATCGGATTTTTCTTTTCTCGGCATACGTGCATAGTATTGTTAAATTAAAGCGGCAACCCGTTTCCGAATTACCGCATAACCGTATAGGTTAGGAGTTAAACACCCTTTTATTCCTCCTGAACACAATAAAAGCAAGCCCAATAAGAGCTAACAAAAAAGTAGTCGGTTCTGGAGTGCACAAATGGTGGTCGTCCTTTTTGCGGTGATCGCTGGCTATAGAACTATAGTCGAGCGTATACCCATTATTAAGGCGTATAGGCTCGGCAAAGTCATTTCCGCAATCGTCTTCATTCTCGTCGTCAGGTATGGTCATGATAAGTTGGAAAAGTGATCTTTTATCTTTACCCATTCTGCCCGCAAAATAAAGTAAATAGGCATCAAAAAATAGAAGGGTATCAGATTTAAGATAGCTTCTTTTTTCTTATGGAAGAACTTATCGCTGCAATGACCTGCATCGAGCACATCTAAGCAAAAGAATAGCGCGATGCAGGATACCTGCATTCCGTAAATAAGCAGAACGCTTTTTATGGCTATAGAGTCCATTAGCACTTCCAGCGTTTTCTTGCGGCGACTCCACGTTCGCCCGTCCATGAGGAACTGCGAGCGCAGAAGCTGGCCTTGCGACCTTTCTCTGCGGGTGTCTTTGGGCTGGGTGCTGGTGCCTTCAGGTTTGACCCTGTGGCTGCGTTGTATTTGGTTCTGCCCTTGGCAGTGAGTCCGGCACCTTTCGATACTGGGAGCTTTTCACCTCGTCCGACTGATAAGTTTGGCTTCTTTTTAGGCATGGTAGTATTGGGTTTGGTTTCACTGAAAAGGCATGTTTTACTGTGCAGTAAAACAAGGGGTTTGAGTAAATTGGTGAGTATGGCAGAAATCGAATCTGCGAGCGTCTTGTAAACCTGTAAAGGTGTGATGTGTCTAGCGCATCATTCCAACCCGCTTTTCCTAGTGTCAAACTTAAACCTCTCGTTCACATACTCGTTTGGTTGAGCCACCACTTACAGGGCAGGTTGCTCAGTCTCCTGATGCTCGTCGTTACAGTGACGAAGCCGAGGCTGGCAGGTGCAATAGACTCTACATTCTGCGATTACGCTGGAGTAACAGCGGTTCCCATGTCTGGTGCTCCTTGACCTCTCGGTATTCAGAACGCTAACCCAGTCTTGTCTTACATGGAAAGTCTTTCGCCCTTGTCGGTGTGCAGAGGTTCAAGGGGAACCCGCCACACTTCCAAGGCTCCGCCCACTTTGTATTGGACGAGCGCCCAGATGGTGCCTTTGACCCTCTGCATGTCCTTGACGACATTCTGAAGGAAAGGCTCTTCTGGATTGGAGGGAATGGTCAGGGGCTTCATGCCCTGTGCAACTGCTTCGGCGCGGGAGATAGTTTTGAATGTGCTCATAGATAAAAGAAGAAAAGAGAAGGGGTCGCTCCGCCCCCTGTTGCCCCGTGCTTTGTGGAATCGCATGCGCCGCCACACGGTCTCAGATTTGTTACACGTCGTCCTCGTCGAGTTCTTCGACCTCAAACACGTCTTCGGCTTTCACGCCTCCACCACCAAACGGTGTGCCGTGTTTCTTGAACTGCACTGCATCGAGGGATGCGAAGATGCCGTTCCCGCCTTTGTCCTTGTCCTTGATCGCGTAGAGCGTGATCTGGACATTCACATAGCAGCCGTTGTAGGGCTTGCCATCTTCGGCGCTGAGGGGAGTCAGATCGCAATCAACGATAGGGAATTTCTTCCCGTTGGTTGCGCTGACGATGATCATCCCAGCGTAACCATCATACGGTTCGCCAGTCTTCTCGGAGATTTGGTCGTCCCCTTTCTTGATGCAAAGACGCTTCGGGTCTTTGTACTCCATCTCGCGCCCGAACTTCTCGATCTCAACGTCCTTGCGGGCCTTGAGCAGGAGCTTCAGGTTGTTTTTCCCTTCGACCGTATTCGGGTCGATGATCAGGTTGGCGCGATACTTGAGAGGACCGTCTTTAACGGACGCGCTCTGAGTGAACAGCGACGAGAAGCTGAGACGGACATCGCGAAGACGGACCTTTGCAGGGTTAGTTTGGGTGGGTGTAGTAGACATTTGTCGGTGGTTTTGTGGGTTTTTGGTTGAAGACCGTCGGGTTGCCCTTCGATCTGAATGAGACTCTATTCTGTTTCCAGAAGAGAGTCAAAGTGTTTTTAGCAAATATCTGAAGATTCATCTTCAAATGATTCGGTAGCGAGGATGTATTCAGGGCGAGGATCGTCCTCTGAAACCAGTGTCGGGCCACCTTCCGGCTTAATGATAAGCGTCTGAATCTTGGCCCATGCCTCTTTCGGGAAATCAAATTCAAACTCGCTGACCTTGCTTGGGGAGATGAGTTCTTCGGTAATCACGTCTTCGCGTTTGCAGTTCTCAAGCAGTAGCTCCTTGGCCTTGTCTTTATCAATCCACTTGCGGTGACCGCCTTTGCCTTGAACGAGCTTCATGTTAGGCAGTGTCTTGCCATCAAGCGCCATCTCAAGAGCATACTCTTCAAGTTTAGATAGCCATTTCTTGATCTCAGAAGCCTTGAGCAGCATCCTCGACAAGATGTCTGGAGTGATGTCTGCTGCTTTCGGCAGTGCCTTTGGCTCGGCTTTGCCCTTCACTACTTTCTCAAGCGGTGTATCACCAAGCATCCACGCCACACGGGCTGTGCAAAACGAGGATGCCGGACAAAACTGACAAGTGTCACTGCTTGGCGCGAATTTCAAAGTCAGGGCTTTGGCCTTGATATCTTCTGCTGGGCCGAGGATTCTGTCATCAGTGAACTGAACCAGTTCGGAGTAGCTGACTGTCCATGTGGACACCTTGTCTCCTTGACGAACCCTTGGCTGCACAATGTGCATACTGATTTTGAAATCTTTCGGGGGGTTGAGCTTCTGCTGTTTGATCATACTGCGTGCGTAGATCGCCATTTGCAGATTCTCAAAAGCGTTGACTGCCACACCGACACCATACTTGTAGTCGATGATGTGGATGTCCGTTTCGCTGACAGAACAGTAGTCGACGTAGCCGTTGCGACCACTCATGTAAAAGAGGTCCACCTTCAATTCCGAGCACCAGAACACTGCGTCACCCTGACGTTCGCGACAGAACTTCACAAAGTCTTTGGCATGTCCGATCATCTCCGATGTTGCTTTTTCGGGGAGACCCCTAAAGTCGTTCTGGTCATCGCGTTTCAAGAACGCTTCGACTACACTGTGAGCGATGGTTCCTTCAACCGAGTATTCAGTATTCTGCGGAGGTATACGGTCGGCATTCTCTGCGACGTATTGGGGTTGTGCGGTGCATTCTGTCCATGTTTTTGCCGCTGAGGCATTGAGGTTTATTTTCATAGGGTGATACCGCCAAAGGGCGATGACCCGAAGATCATCGCCCGATTGCGGGGTTGGCTCGACTATGCCTGCTGACGCTCCAAGAGTTCCTGAATCTTTTCGTGGAACTTGGCCCGCATGGCTGGGTCAGTCATCGTGCGTGCTGGTGCCTGATAGTTCAGGACGTCCTTCTTGAACGCGATGAGTTCGGCGATGAGTTCCTTGCTCGGGCGGAGAGGCTCCATGATCTCCACAAGCTCTTCGCCTGTTGGCACCCACTCTCCCTCGTCGTCATCTTCTTCGGAGTCTGGAGCGGAGACGACTGCCACAGGCTCAGGAGCGGCTACAGGAGCCTCTACAGGAGCCTCTACAGGAGCCGCAGCAGGGGTCGCCTTGGTCTTCTTACCCTTTTCCTTTTTGCCTGCGTCTGGGAGCGTTTCTGGCGCTGTTTCAGGATACGGCGTGGTTGGTGCGGAAGCAGGCTGGCAGAAGCCGCTGACCGCCGAGGTGTTTCGATCAATCGCTGCGATAAGGGGAGCGATGAGTGTGGAGAATACTGCGTTTAGGATGTCTTTCATTGGTTTATTGGGGTGGGTTTGTTTTGTTTTCTTTCGCCTTATGGCTACAGGAAATTATCGACGGACTAGCCGGGGCTTTTCAAGCTCGAAATGGTGTTTGAGGGCTAACTTTCGCAGGACTTTCATCTCTGCTTTGCAACGCTTTTCAGTGAGTGTGATCGAATAGCCTGCGTCAAGTATGCTCTTCGCTCGTTTTAATAAATCAAGCTGTTCTTTGTCTGTTTTCATTTCCATTTTGTGCTTAACAGATGTCTTCATCTCTGGGTTCATTTTCTGTGTCGTTTGGTTCTTTGTTGTGTCGTTGCTTTGCCACTTCACGGACCTGATCAGGACTAAGCCCGACGAGTTCACCACACTTGACCCAGAGGTGTTCGCGTGTTCCGTTAATGTAAGTCCCTTTGCCCTCGACGCGGATGTAGTTCTCATCCCGCAGTCTCTTGGCAATACGTGGTGCGCTCTCGCGTATGCCCTCAAACTCAAGGGCTGCTTTCAAGACGCTTGAAGAAATCAGGTCGCGCTGGATCAAAGGATGATCTCCTTCAAAGACCAGTTGCCTTATGGTGGCTGTGAGTTCATCAGCACTGTCTTCGACCACCTCGTCGAGATACTTGGTCTTCGGTGCCCGACCATCGCACGGGAAGTCGTCGGAAATTTCATGGGTCTCAAAGAAGTAGCGCAGACCTGCTGCGTTCTCCGTGATCATGTCGAAGAGTTCATTGAAGTAGTTTTCACCAAGGTCTTTGACCTGCTGCTCAGTTTGCAATGCGGACTTCACAACGAAGTAGCGGCGACTGCCACTCATGAGCGCCAGCGCGTCATGGAAGTTCGTAAACATCACGTAGTTGGTCGTGTTGTCCACGGTTCTAACCGAGCGATTCCTCTGGGTGATGGCAATCCGGTCGTCAGTGACCAAGTCCTTCAACCTGTTCATCACATCGTGACGGTTATGCCCTGCGACACGGATTTCCCCGATGATGATGATCTGCGAACCGTAGCTCCAGTCGTTCCACGGGGACCGAATGGCATCGTTGTTGACGTAGTTGACGTTCTCGGCACCGACGATGGCCGACATCATCTTCGCGAAGAAAGTTTTACCGCATCCTTCAGCCCCTTGGATAAGCAACGACCATCGTATCTTTTTCCCCGTGAACTGGACGACATGCGCGATGTAGTCGGTGATGACTCGACGGTATTCAGGCTCATGGACGAGATGCTCCATGTGCCTGTTCCAGAGTGCTCCGGCCTTGTCCGCGTTCGTCTTGTCTGCCTTCGGGTATGACCGACGATACGTGTTCACATACTTGACCCCTTCCGGAGTCTCGATGTAGATGTCCTTCGGATTCGTCGGGTCGTAAGTGTAGTCTTCCACGATCAGGCACTGCTTGTGGTGGAGCAGGTAGTTTCGAGGCAGGTAGAGCGGCTTGTTGAGTTCAGCCTGCGTGACTTCACGTCCTGCGGCAATGATCTGTTCCTCCGTTGGCAGCAGGTATCGGCCGAAGGCTGAGTCAAGGGCTTCAGCGGATAGCTTCTGATGGGTTGAAGCCTTGTAGAACATCTCCTCTGAGGTGACGTAGCACCAGCCTTTCGACCATGCTGGCTCGTCTTTCTCCTCGGTGTCCTGCTTGCGCTCACGGTGGTCCCTGAGCTTCTTGAGGTCTTTACGCAGGGCGATCACCGTGACGGTCTCCTGACGCTTCTCACGCAGTGTAGAGCGTATGGCTGTGAGCAGCATGTCCTCCTCAACCGAGGTCAGTAGGGGCAAGCCCGCGACTTTGCTCAATGCAGTATTGGAGAAATCGTAGAGAGTCCTCGCTGTTTCAGTGATATAGGTCATCACCGAATTAAAGCAGGCTTCCTTGACCTCTCCGGCGCTGTATCCTGCGTCTGATGCCCGCTTGATCAGGGTGCGGATCGTGACGGGGATACGACCTTTCGGGCTGGGCTTCGCGCTGTTCCATTTTGCCCGTGTATCTTCCTGCGATACATACTTGCTTCCCTTTGCTGACCACTGGTCGAACATCGTGTAGGCTTCCTCCTCTTCAGGAGTGAAGCTGAACTGGTGCTTGAGAGCAGCGCAGACCTCAAACCACTCTGGGTAGGACACGTCTGGACTGAGTGAATACAGGACAGGTCGAGTCGCCTCGATGGTCATCCCCTCAAGCTGGGCACGCAGGTATTCAAGACCATCGTCATCATCCGACGCCTTATTCGGGGCTTTCTTTTGCGGCTTC